TCATTTGTACATGGTTTCTATATATTGGTCTGCTTCTTTGCGAATATCATCAGTATAGTGGATATAAGTGGCCGCAACAGTGGCTACATTGTCCCCCAAAACGGCTGCAACGAGATTAATGTCTTTGGATTTTGACAAAAGCATAGTGGCAAAGGTATGCCGCAAGGTATGAACGGAAATCCCCTGTTTTAATTTACGCAGCTGCCTATTCATGAGAGCATGTGTACTTGGTGTTGTCGGGATAACGCGCCCGTCAATAGCTGCAGGGGTATTCAGTTTCCATACATTTAATCTGGCTGCTAATTTCGTATTCATATGTATGGTTCGGTTTCCGTTTCGTGATTTTACGGCTTTAAATCCCCGTTTTTTGGATGATATCCAGTTATATTGCTTATCTATGGTGATTGTTTGTCTGGCAAAATTGATATTGTTCCATGTCAATCCGGCTATTTCTCCGTATCTCATGCCGGTATTCAGAGCAATGAAAGCGATCATGTAAAAAATGGATGTATCACTTAATGCGTCAAGCAGTTGCAATGATTCTTTTTCTGTCAGTGCTTTTACCCGGCGGGGCGTCTTATCTTTCACCTGTGTGACGCTGTCTGCAGGATTGACGGTAATAATTTTATACGGATTGATGGCATAGTTAAAGATGGCACGAATCTGGGCGAAACGATTCTTTCTTGTGCCTTCGCTGAATCGCGCCATATCCTGATAGACATTAATTACATCTCCGGCGGTAATTGTCCTTATCGGCTTATCACACAAGGCAGGAATGCTGCGGAGCATAAAGAAATAGTTCCTTTTTGTGCTGTATTCTAAAGAGGATCCTTTATCCCGCAAGTATATATTCTGTGTGAAACTTTTAAAGGTAATATCCGCAAGTTCCGGATCGGCTCCGCAGGCGGCATCTTCTTTTGCGGCAGCTAATAATTTATCTTGGTATTGTTTGGCTTCCCGCAGCGTTTTAAATCCCTGTCTGGTTTTCTGCTTCCATTTGCTATTCACCTTGTAGGATAAAATGAGGCAGATACTACCGTTCTTCTCACGCGTCGAAAAAGAATATTCCATAATAAAAATCAGCTCCTTTTCTGAAATAGGGCTGATTGTGCTATAATATATGCGTAACCAGCCTGTGGTAGGGTTGTTACAATTGCCGCGAAAGAATCCCCATTCTTCCGTGGTTCCCGTCGTCATATGTCCGTATGGCGGCGGGATTTTATATTGATAAAAAAATAGGGACGGTATCTGTAACGAAACCATCCCCGCAAAACGGAAAACCGTTTTTTGTTCTGGAATCATTATAGAAATAATGAAATAATTTGTAAAGGCATTTGAAGATTATTCTAATGGATTTTTACCATTTTCCTTTTCTGATTCTTCTATCAGTTGTTTTTGAACTATTTTAGCAAGTTCGCGGCGTTCTTCTTTTGTCGGTGGTGGAGCATTGGGATCTAAAGGATTACATATGAAGCCTGTCATATTTTTCATGATATAGTCCAGATCATCAAGTCTTGGGTCATGTTTTGGCATTGGGATACCTTCTTTCTGTGATTTTGATTACCAACCTATAAATCTAATAAAACGAACGAAAAGGGAAATGTATATTGGGGCGAATAATAAAAATATAATTATTCGAATATTTCTTGCAATAAAGAAGTGATCTTCGAAATAAATTTGTGGATGGAGCGGAGAGAGATGGAAAATATTATATTTAATATTTTTCTCTTGAAGAACTGCGGCGGCGTCAACTTTTTCTTGTGTATTAGTGACTCCATAACGAGATGTAAGGTAGGCTTGCTGTTTAGTCAAAATCGAAAAAATTTGTCTTTGTCGTTTTTCCGGCAATGAATGAACATATTCATATCCTGTTATATAGTCTTGATATTCATAATTATTTGCCCACATACTGGGGGCAGAATAAATTAAAATGGCAGAAATAAAAGTTGTCCATAAAAAACGAGGAACAAAATATTCTGTAGGAAGAATACTTTTAAAAGATAGATATCGTTCAATCGTGTTATCCCATCCTTTTTCGCCTAATAAAAACACTAATGGATACATCGAAAAGATCATGAAAAGTGTAAATTCAAATGTCATTGAAGTACCTCTCATTCCAGGCGTCCGATTAAAATATCATATGCATATTTTCTGGCCTCTTCTTTACCGTATTTCTCTTCTGCCACTTTAACTAATACGAGTAAAGCACATGTATTAATTTTTGAAGCGATAGATTTTATTGAATGCTCCAATTCCGATGAAATGAATTTTCCGTAGATTGTAGATTTTTCTAAAACGAGGTCGGATAAATATTCACCCTCTTTTGTGTAAATATCTGAAAGTGCATACCCCGGATATTGTTCTCTTATTTCTGCATAGAGCATTCTTAATGGATACCAGTCATCTGGTGGGCGATTTTCTTTTTTTGCGTTTTCCATTTCTCTTTTTATTATTTTTAAATAAAGTTTTCTTCCGATACGATTTAATGACCTTCGTGGATTTCCCTTTTCTGATAAACGCGCATAAATCCAAGACAGAATGAATAGGAAAACAATCCCTCCGCAAAAATATAAAACATATTGCACGATGATATCATCCTTCTCTCATTAATACTTTATTTTTCCTAATACAGCAACTGCAAGGCCGAGAATACGACATGTATCGCAGGTTTCAGGACTGCAGATAATAGGTTTGTATGCAGGGTTTTCCGCATTTAACTGCAGAAATCCGTTCATATGGTAAATGCGTTTTAATGTGGCACTGTCGTTTATTAAAACGGCAGCGATTTGGCCATCATCTACATCGGACTGCTGACGGATAAAAACAATATCGCCATCGTTTATTTGGGCATTTATCATACTGTCACCTTTGATTTTTAAGGCAAAATCAGCATGCAATTTATCATCAACCGGCAAGAATTCTTCTATATGTTCATCTGCATAAATGGGTTGTCCGGCGGCAATTTCTCCCAAAAGGGGAATTTTTTTTCTTGCAATTGGCACGTAATTGGTTAGGGTAGAAGGGTCGAATGTAGATGGCTCTAAAGAAATATTTTCATCACCGTCTATTAGCTTAAGAAAATTTTCAAAAGGAATGTTCATTGCTGTCGCTAATTTATAGTATGTGCGAATAGACGGAATGATCGGTTTTCCATTTTTAGAGTTTTTATTTTTCTCAAGCATTGAAATATAAGGTTTACTTAGTCCGGCTCTTTTTGCTAATTCGTCCATCGATAAGGAATTTTCCATTCTATATTTCTTTATTATTTCAGCTAATGTCATGGGATCACCCCTTTCTGTTAATTACATTTTACAATTTAAAAATATTTTTGTAAAGCATGCTTGACAAAACGAAATGCAAGAGATAGAATGACATCAGGAGCGGTTAAGTGAGCTTAACGATTTAAGGGAGGTGAAAATATTGCAATGGGAAAATAGATTAAAGCTAATGCGAGAGCGTCATAATATGACGCAAGAAGAGCTTGAAAAAATATCTGGTGTTTCGCGTGTTACTATTTCTAATATAGAAAGGGGGGCATTAAAGAATATGAAAGTTGACACAATGCGTGCATTGGCTCATGCACTTCATGAGAAACCAGAAAAAATTTTTTTACTTTAAAAGTTAAGTGAGCTTAACAAAAATTTTATTGTATCAACCTACCACAGAATTTATAGAAAGGAGTGAAAAATGGAGAGAAGAACGTATACTGTCGCAGAAACCGCTGAAATCTTAGGCGTATCGACGGATGTCGTCTACCGTATGAAAAATGACGGCATCCTTCCGGCGGTAAAAAATCTATCCGCCATCCGTTTTCTGAAACGCGATGTGCTGGCGATGGTCGGTGAGAAACCGGACGATTTCCGCCCGTCTGCATTACGAAGACTTAAGAATGAATTATCTCTTGAGAAACAGGAAAACGCACGACTGCGGGGCGTCATCCGGCAGATTTGTATAGCCGCCAATACGGCGGCAGTACAGGAGAAATTATGAATAAACCTTTAGTATTTACGACCGTCCTCATGTCAGCCGCATTGGTAGCCGGTGCCGCGGTGGACGCAGGCAATCTTTATCACCGGCTCTTCCCGGAAACAAAGATTGTCGAATACCGGAGAGAGGTCAGACCGGGTGATACCCTGTGGACAATCTGTGGCGAAATTGCCACGGACAAAGAAGACCTGCGCAGGTTAGTCTATCAAGCAAAAAAGGATAACCGTATTATGGACGTCGGCAACCTGCAGCCGGGAATGTTGATTGTAGTCAGGGTGAAGGAGGCAAGAAACGGATGACAGACCATTTAGTGTGACACTTGTCAAAGATGATTGGGATTTAGTTCTGAACGCACTGGAGATCTGCAAAAAGAATGCGTCATCGCTCATGGAGCACGAGATCGAATGCATTATCCGCGGAATAAAGTCAGATTTAGACAGTCAAGGTTTTTAAAAGTAGAGGAGGTGAGGAAATGACTGACGCAGAAAAATTAAAACATATCAGCGAATATGTATGCCGCAGGTATAAACAAGAATCAGATGCCTGGGAAGAAGCATATAAAAACGGCGAAGTGATGAATGCGACCAAGGCGAGTATGCATGAAGAAATTTTATTTGAAATTATTACTGAGATAAACAAAATTGAAAAAGCCGACTGATAACTGCAATTATCAATCGGCAGGCGGAAAAGAATCGCTAAGACTTTCCGCCTCTATATTATCAGAAAATGGAGAATTAGACAAATGGCAGAACTCATATTGAATGCCGATGCTTCGCACGAGGATTGGCTCAAAGTAAGAAATACAGGATTGGGCGGGTCGGACTGCGGAAGCATTCTCGGGCTCAATCCGTATAAATCGGCATTGACACTTTGGTCAGAAAAAACAGGAATGATGCAGCCGGAAGATCTCTCGAAGAATGAGAGGGTTTGGTGGGGCAGCCACATGGAGCCGGTAATCGCACAGAGATTTGAAGAAATTACAGATAAAAAGGTACGCCGGAGAGGAACTCTTCGAGATAACGATTATCCGTATATGCTGGCCAATATTGACCGCTGGATAGTCGGAGAGAATGCCGGTCTTGAAATCAAGACGGCAGACTGGCGCATGAGCAAGCAGTGGGGTGACAAAGACGATCCGCAGGATATGACGGTACCGGATAGCTACTACTGCCAGTGCATGCATTACATGGCAGTTACAGGGGCCGATTACTGGTACATAGGAGCCCTTATCGGCGGCAATGATTTCCGGGTAAAGAAGATCATGCGAAATGAAGACGATATCAAGTATATCCGGGAGCAAGAAAAAGAATTTTGGAACCACGTCACAGAACAGACAATGCCTGCAGTTGATGGCAGTGATTCTACAGTCCATACGCTTGTTGGGCTGTACAATACACCGAACGGGAAAGAAATAGACTTGCCGGAAGAAGCATTGCGTATTTTTGAAAAATATGACTTGGCCAAAGCAAAAGAAAATGAGGCAAAAGAGGCCATACAGGCGGCAAAAAATGAATTAATGGCACTGCTTGGAGAAAACGAAGTCGGACACCTCGGTGACAGAAAAGTCACATGGAAGGCAACCAAGCCGAGAGAATCTATCAGCTTATCCCGCGTCAAAAAAGAAGACAGCGGCAGCTATGAAGCGCTTAAGGCGATGGGATTTATCAAAGTCGGTGAAGCAGGCCGCATGATGAAGGTCTACTAATGAGCATTGAAGAGTTTACAGCCCTCAAGATAGGCGCAAAAGTCAGTATTCAAAGGGGGCTAAAGGCCCAGCCCCTTAGGGGAACATTGGCGGATAAGGTGAACGAATCCGCTCTTGTAAAAATAGGTCACACGCCGGCAGGAAAACCTATCCTGATATGGGCGCATTATATGAAACTAAAACAGGAGGACAAGAAATGAATGCAGCAAAAGGAATCGTAAAAACACAGCAGGAGAACAAAAAGCCATCTCTACAGGGGTTAATTCGGGCGATGGAGCCGGAGATTAAAAAGGCATTGCCATCGGTCATTACACCGGAGAGATTCACAAGAATGGTATTTACGGCGCTGTCGAGCAATAAAAAGCTGCAGGCATGCACACCGGAAAGTTTTCTCGGAGCAATGATGCAGGCTGCACAATTAGGGGTAGAGCCGAACACCCCCATCGGGCAGGCCTACCTGATTCCATACGGTAATCAGGTACAATTCCAGCTTGGATATAAAGGACTGATTGATCTTGCTTATAGAAGCGGTGAAGTACAGAGCATACAGGCGCACGAAGTGCACGAAAACGATATATTTGAATACGAGCTTGGGCTGAACCCGAAACTGAAACACGTACCAGCTATGAAAGACAGGGGCCCGGTCATCTTATACTACGCTGTCATCAAGCTGAAAAACGGCGGAGAAGGATTCGAAGTTATGAGCCGGGAGGATGTAGATCAATTTGCGCGAACGAAGTCTAAAACATATAAAAATGGACCCTGGCAAACGGATTTTGACGAAATGGCAAAGAAGACCGTACTTAAGAAAGTTTTGAAATACGCGCCTTTAAAATCTGATTTCGCAAAACAGGTCAAAGAAGACGAAACGATTAAAACCAACATCTCGGAGAACATGGCAGACCTCCCGGATGAAACGGTGACGATTGAAGCGGAAGCACAAACGCCGGAGGAAATCCCATTTGATGAAATACCGCCTGCGGTAGATAAAGAAACCGGGGAGGTATTGAGCGATGGAAGAAATTAAGAGAAATCCTCTTCCGAAGCTGGAGTGTGGGATGGCCTACTTGGCCCATCCCTATGCTCCAATAAAACTGGAAACTCAAACATATTTTAAAGAAGTCAAAGAAAATAACCTGAAAGATGCTGGAGATATTGCGTATGACCTCATGAAGAAATACACTAACCTGACTATCATTTCTCCGCTCCATACATACTCATTTTTTGAGGGGAAGGGAATGGAAGAAACGGATATTCTTCGGTACGATTTCAGGCTTCTCAACAGCTGTACTTTCCTGATTTTATCCAGATACTGGCGGCAGAGCCGCGGCTGCATGGCGGAATACGGCTACGCAAAGGCGAAGGGAATCCGGATCTATGAGTATGTAGACGGGACTCTGTATCCGCTGGAATGAGTGACAGTTATGAGTGATAACAAGAGATATTATTATCTGCGGCTAAAAGAAAATTTCTTCGATAGTGAAGAAATGAAAATCATAGAGGGTATGCCTGATGGATATTTATACAGCAATATACTCCTGAAATTGTATTTACGCAGCCTGAAAACTGACGGGAGACTTATGCTCGGCGGAAAAATCCCTTACAGCCCGGAAATGATATCAAGTGTCACTGGTCATCCTGTCGGGATAGTTAAACAAGCAATATCAATATTCAAGGAGCTTGGATTAATTGAGATTCTCGATAACGGAGCGATCTATATAACTGATATCCAAAACTTTATAGGTAAGGGTAGCACTGAAGCTGACAGAATCAGAGAATACAGAAAAAAGATAGCCGATGAAAATAAATTGATTGATAACACAAAAGTTATAGATTGTACAAATGTACAACAAAAGTACACCAGAGATAGAGTTAGAGATAGAGTTAGAGTTAGAGATATAAATACATTGTCGGGCAAGCCCGACGGTGGACATGCAAAAGCAGCTAATGAAATCATTTCTTGTTTGAATGAAAAAACGAAAAAACACTACAAGGCAAATACACAGAAGACGGTGCGATTGATTAGAGCCAGGCTCAAGGAAGGATTCACAATTGAGGATTTCAAGGTGGTCATCGAAAAGAAATGTACGGACTGGCTGGGGAACGAAAAGATGGAACGGTATCTGCGACCGGAAACGTTATTCGGCACAAAGTTTGAGGGATACTTGAATGAAACACCGAATAATGAAAAGGATTACGACATTCCGGAGTTCGAAGACCTGATAGACAATTACGAAAGGCGGCACTCGGAATATGGAAACAGTGAATGAGGCGATAAACAGAATCATCGCTAATTTAAAAAAAGATGAAACGGAAGAACCGCAATACACTTGTAATCGCTGTAAAGACCGCGGGTTCATAGCCGTAAAAGAAAACGGATCCACATTTGCTATGTTATGCCCGGACTGTACTGCCAGAGCTGATCAGAAAAGGTGGATGAAGCGAAGCGGTATTACAGAAAACGATTACAGGCGATACACGTTCGAGACATTCACAACGGATACTGAAGAATCCCGAAGAATGAAAGCGGTGGCCTTGCGGTTTCTTGCAAATAAAGATGCAAGAGGAATGGGAGTATTCGGCAGACCGGGAACGGGTAAAACACACTTGTGCATAGCGACCTGCCAAGCACTGGGGAAAGAACATTACTACTGGCAGTACCGGAATGAAATTCAGAAAATAAAATCCGCAATGTACAAAGATTTGAACAGTTACCTCGACATGATAGAGATCCCTAAAACCAAGCCGTACCTCTACATTGACGATTTATTCAAGGGGGCGTTGGTTGGTAATGACATAGCGCAGCAGGACAAGCAAATCATGTTTGACATCATCAACGAGCGGTACGTAAGAAACCTCCCGACGATTATATCAAGCGAATACAGTCTAAACCAGATTACAAAATCGGACGAGGCAATCGGATCGCGGATATTCGAGATGCTGAACCCGTACATTATCAGAGTAACAGGTGTGAACAGGAGGCTGAAATATGGGAAATAATCGATTCATGGTCGTGTCAGAAGAAAAGGATATCATCGCAATGAATCCGTCTTATGTTGAGCAAAAAGGGAAAAATCTTATCATCTACATGCCCGGGACGTACAAACAGCTTGAGCTGGAATACGAAACGGAAGAAGAGGCGAGAAGCGTTTTTGACGATATAAGGAAGGCTTATGAATCAGGGAGAATAGACGTTTATATCTGAAAAGGAGAATGAAAAATGCCAAACATGAACAATTGTCAGATTTGCGGAAATCTTGTCCGCGATCCTGAAATCAAGAACACATCATCCGGGAAAGCGGTAGCAACGATGACGGTAGCGGTTAACCGGTATTTTGTAAATCAGAACGGAGAGAAGCAGGAATTTACGGATTATGTACGAGTAAAAGCGTGGCCGCCATGGGCAGAAGCGATCGGGAATCAGCTGCAGAAAGGTATGCCGGTATTTGTCGAGGGGCGGTACAGCAGCTACTCTTACGGCAAGGAAGGCGACAAAAAGTACATGACGGAAATTGTCGCAGAGTTTGTCGCAATGCCACTCAACATCAAGAAAGCGCAGGAAACAGGATCGGGCAATTTTGAGCAGTTCGGAACGGCGCAGAGTGAACTGCCGCCGCAGAATGATGATTTACCGTTCTAAGGGGTGATAAAAATGGATACAGCGATGGATGTAGTAAGCGTCGTACTGTTTATTGTCCTGATCATGTACGCAGCTATCAAGCTTGACGAAGCAGCAAGAAAGCTGCGCGATGAGGAAGAGCGGATTTACAGTGAGAGGCGCAAAAAATGAAGAGCTTGATCACCATCGTTGCCACTTTTGGCAACGAGAGAGGAGCATGAAGTGAAACTTTACAGTGACAGAGGGGACAAATATTATCTTTTTGGACAATTTGAACTATATCTTATGCTCATACAGTGCGTTTTTATCGGAATATTAGTAGCGCTGGCATACGTTTTGATTCGATTAGGCGGTGGAGTATGAAGCTCATAATTCCCGGTCGTCTGCCATGCATGAATGACCTGATCGCTGCTAACCGGCTGAACAAGTACGCAGGAGCTGGCGTCAAGAAAAAAACGCAGAAAGAGATTATTCTTATCCTGCGGCCGCAGACGAAAGGGCGGAAGTTTACTGAAAAAGTGAATATCCGCATCGAATATTACGAAAAAGACATGCGGCGGGATGAAGACAATGTTATGAGTGCCGCAAAGTTTATTCTTGATGCACTGCAGGACATAGGGCTTATCCAAAACGACAGCAGGAAATACGTGCACTTGACGCAGGAAGTATTTACCGATCGGGATAATCCGAGGATTGAGATTGAGGTGGGGAGAGCCGACTAAATGAGAATGACATTCATAGACTTCTTTGCTGGTATTGGTGGATTTCACAGCGGATTTGAAAAAACAGGAATGAAATGTGTGGGCTGGTGCGAGTTTGATAAATTTGCACAAAAAAGTTACCGGGCGATGTATAACACAGAGGAGTTGTGGTTTAAAGATGATGTACGAAAAGTGCGAGGATGGGAGTTACCAAGGGCTACTGTTTGGACATTCGGATTTCCCTGCCAAGATGTCAGTATCGCAGGAAAACAAAAAGGAATCAAGCGAGGAACAAGGAGCGGATTATTTTTTGAGATTATGCGGCTCATTGATGAAGCAGAAGAGAATAACCCCCGATGGATTATCGCTGAAAACGTTAAAAATCTGTTATCTATTGAGGGGGGGTGGGGATTCTTCACAGTGCTGTCTGAAATGGCAGAGAGAGGGTACAGTGTTGAATGGAGAGTGTACAACTCAAAAGATTACGGAGTACCTCAAAACAGAGAGCGAGTGTATATTGCTGGACATCTTGGAAAAACAGGTGGACGAGAATTACTACCTAAAGCCAGAAAAAGTGAAAGAGCTATTAAGCAGGTTATAGGCGGGGCGCAAGGAGAAAGAGTGTACGAGCCGAACATATCTTGTACGTTATCTTCACAAGGTGGAGGTTGCGGAGCAAAAACAGGATTATATAGGTTTATAGACTTTTCAAAGAAAGATACACAGAATGGTCGAAGGGTCAAAGAACCAGGTGAACCGTCATTTACACTCACGGCACAAGACAGGCATGGAATAATGATAAAAAATGCCACAAAAAAGGGATATGAAATTGCAAGAAAAGGAGACGGCGTAGATATTGCATATCCGAATAGTGATACACGGTGCGGAAGGGTGCAGAAGCAGTTATCAAACACGGTAAAAACACAAAGTAACTTGGGGGTCGTTCTTGAAAATGAAAGTATATGTTATATACGCAAATTAACGCCGAAGGAATGCTGGAGGTTGCAAGGGTTTACAGATGAGCAATACGAAAAAGCTGCCTCGGTCAACAGTAAGAGTCAATTGTATAAGCAGGCGGGAAACGCAGTAACGGTGAATGTAACTTATGAGATAGGGAAACATATAGTAAATTTTGCTAAAGGAGAAGATGATGAATAACGGCATGAGACCTGGAATATTTCATAATCCGGATCCGACGTACGAAAAAGCAACAACAAATTTAAATCGTGAATCAAAACGAGTACGCGGTGAAGTTGAAGCGTTTTTCGAGGAAATTCGGCGATGCAGAAAACATATTGATTCGCTCAATCAATATCGCCAGCAATACGAGATGGATTTGTTTTCTTTAAAAGGTTGTCGGTACGACAAGGAGCCGGTAGACGGCGGTGTATCTTCTGATTTATCGGATATCGTGATTGCTTTTGAACAGAAGATGGCACAAGCAGAAGAACTGCGGATAAAAGAGCTCAACAGGTATGGTGACATGATTACAAAGGGATTTAGGCTGCTTGCTTTGTTATCTGACCCAGAGAAAAAAGCAATCATGATTGACAGGTATTTTATGAATATTCTTTGGGAGAAAATTGTGCTGGAACATCATTATGTGAGAAGTCATTGTTATCGATTGAAAGATGAAGCGATAAAAGAAATTTCGCGAAAAATGAAACATGAGACATTATGAGACATTTAAAAGTGGTATTATGATAGTGTGAAAATATCGAGAGATACTTTCCTCCTCAATTTGAAAAGCACGTACTCTACCAAAGTGCGTGCTTTTCGTTTGTTTATCTAAAAGGCGGTGATTACTGTGGGCGCAAAAGGCAAGTATGCAAAGTGGCTTCTTCCAGATAATCTTCTGCGCCTGCAGGCATGGGCGCGGGACGGTTTAAGCGATGAACAAATGGCACATAACATCGGCATTACTACGACTACATTGTACGACTGGAAAAAGAAATATCCTGCTTTTTCTGAGGCATTAGCGCGCGGGAAAGAAGTTGTTGATATCGAAGTTGAGAACGCATTATTAAAAAGAGCCAAAGGATATGACTATATAGAGACGACATCAGAGCTAATTGCGGATAAAAACGCAAGAAATAAAGCGGTGATGAAGGTAACTAAGCGTGTGACGCGGCATGTACCGCCTGACGTGAAAGCACTTATCTTTTGGCTGACGAACCGGAAACCGGAATGGCGCGACAAGCAAGAAAAAGAATTATCTGGGAATATCGGTATCAATTTAGTGGTAGACGATGACATCAGCACAGACGATTAATCTTGTCAATGACATCATTCACCCGACGGCAAAACAGCGGGAATTTATGCGGACAGTCAAAGATAATACATACATCTTGTATGGCGGCGCTGCAGGCGGCGGGAAATCGTACATCTTACGGTGGGAATTGGTTTACCTCTTGATTAGCTGGTACAAGCATTTAAAGCTGAAAGGTATCCGTGTTGGGTTGTTTTGCGAAGACTACCCGGCACTGCGGGATAGACAGTTGTCAAAGATAAAAATGGAGTTCCCAGACTGGCTCGGCAGCTACAAAGAAGCGACGCATGAATTTACATTAAATCCGGCGTTCGGCAGCGGTGTGATATGTTTCAGGAATTTGGATAATCCGTCTAAGTATTTATCATCAGAGTTTGCGGCGATTGCGATTGATGAGCTGACGCTGAATGAGCAGACTGTTTTTGATTTTCTCCGCATGCGGCTTCGCTGGGTCGGCGTTGAGGACCCTAAGCTGATTGCCGGAACGAACCCGGGCGGTAAGGGGCATATGTGGGTCAAAAACCTATTTATTGACAGAAATATTCCGCCGGAAATGCGGGATTTTTCAAATAAAATTGCGTTTGTACAGGCACGGATAGATGATAATCCGTATCTGCCGGCGGGATACAGTGACGCACTTGATACGCTGCCGGATAAGCTCCGAAAAGCATATCGAGAAGGCGATTGGAATATATTCGAAGGACAGGTTTTTGAAGAATTCAGGACGGATATACACGTTGTTGAACCGTTTGAAATCCCGAAAAGCTGGCAGCGCGGGCGGTCTATGGACTGGGGATACAGCAAGCCGTATGCAATATACGAATATGCAGTAGATTATGACGGTGTTGTTTATGTGATTAATGAGTGGTACGGCTGCAAGCCGGGAACGGTCAACACGGGTATGCAGGAAACGGCGCGGGAAGTCGCGCAGAAGATTAAACATTTGGGCAGCGAGTTCGGTATCGCGGATCCGGCAATTTGGCAGAAAACAGGGCATGACGGGCCGTCGATTGCAGAAGTGTTCGCAGCAGAAGGCGTGCCGTGGTATCCGGCGGATAATGACAGATTAGCAGGGAAAATGCAGGTGCACTTACGGCTGAAAGAACGAAAGCTCAAGATATTTAAAACGTGTTACCACTTGATACGGACGCTGCCGACTCTGACGTACGATAAACATAAAGTTGAAGACGTGGATACACAGCAAGAAGACCATAGTTACGACAGCGTCAGATATTACCTGATGAGCCGTCCGATTCAGCCGGTAAAAGTAGAAAAAGCATTTAATGATGGCTACAGATATGAAGATGAGGAAGGAGATGAACCGACAGCGTGGGGTGTGTAATGAGTGACAGGGCATTAAGAGATTATGCTTATAGAGTGCTCAAATCAGAGTACGGTGAACATATAGAGAACGGGATTTTAATTCCGGCAAAGAAAAGCGATGAAGAGCTGGCGGCGTTTGTGTCTCAAATGCCGCAGTGGCAGCTTGAACAAATATATGGAATGATGTTTAAAGGAGAACTTGTCGAATGAGTTTTGATTTGTCCGAAGCGCGGAATAATGTAAAAAAGGCACTGCAGCTAACCAGTGAATGGCGCAAAAGTGCAAAAGAAGATTATGATTTCATGCGCGGTAAACAGTGGACGGACGCGGACTTGAAAGTAATGAAACAGAAATCCCGCCCGGTTATTACAATTAACCGGATACGCCCTGTTATTAATTTGTTATCCGGTTATGCGGCGCAGAATGAAACGGAGCCGGATTTTCTGCCACGGTCAGAAGAAGATGACCGGGTAGCGCGGGTAGCGAAAGGGATTACGAAATATACTTTCGACAAAACAAATTATCAGAGCGTTAAGAAAAAAGCGTTCAAAGACGCGGTGATATGCGGTATCGGAAATTACTGGGTCAGTTATGAATTTGATTACGCCCGGATGGATGGATGGATACAGATAAAAAACGTCAGTCCTTTTGATGTGTTTGTGGATCCGGAATGCAAAGAAGATGATTTATCAGACGCTTTCTACTGCGGACGTTACAGCTGGGAAAGTCCGGATAAATTGAAACAAGTATATGCGGACAAAGCAGATGAAATTGCCATGCTCACGCATAAATACGATGACAGCGAATTGGAGACGGTCGATACGGAGCCGCTCTGGTATTCGCGGGATTTAAAGAAATTAAGGGTGGTTCAATATTGGTATAAAGAGTACACGCGAAAGAAGATTTTCTCTGCAGATGGAATGATCGTCGATGAATCGCAGCCGGATTTATATTCGGCTTTTTTAATGTCCGGAGCGGAACCGGAAGAAATCCCGGTTACGAAAATCAGATATGCGACATTCTGCGGGGAAGTGCTGCTTGAAGATGGCGAAAGTCCATACAAACACAATCAATTCCCACTTGTGCGGCAGTATTGCTACTTGTCGGGCTACGGTGAGGATGCGGATGACGGATTGGAACCAGCGGGCATTGTGCGGGATCTGAAAGACGCACAGCGCGAACTCAACAAGAACCGCAGCCAGCGTATGCATATCGTCAATCAGCAGTCGCTCGGTGTTCGCTTTTGGACTGGACCGCAGTTTGATGAAAAAGAAAAACGGGAAATTCGGAATCTGTCTACAACGCCGGGCGCAAACATCTTCTTGAAACCGGGTGTGACATTTACCGATGGACTTCCGTCTGCTCAATCCGTCAATAATATAGAGCTTGAAAACCGCTCAAGCAGTGATTTCTACACAATTTCAGGCATTACTCCGGAGAGCCTGTCGGGCAGTATTGGAGCGATGAGCGGTAAGGCGATTGATCTTCGTCAGTCAGTTACCACGGTGCAGACGGCGGAAATATTCGACAAGGCAAAAGAGGCGGAACTGCAGATCGTAAAACTCTTGTGGGGAGACACCTACGCGCCGGGATTGATTCCGCAGTTTTACAACAAAGATAAGGTTATGCGGATCCTTGGCGAAGATGGCAAGAAAGAATTTGTGCAGATACAGCCAGGACTGGGACAAGCTATGCAGGAACAGCAGGCGGTAGATCAGAACGGTATGCCGATGACAGATGAAAACGGAGATCCGGTGACTAAGGTACTGTATGATTTGTCCGCTTTCGATTTCGACATTGTAATCACAACATCGCAGGCGAGCGCTACCGCGCGGCGGGCGAATCTGTATCAGCTGCTTGAGGCGAAGAAAGCGGGCGTCGACATTCCCATGGATATTATTCTTGATTTCATGGATTTTCCAGAAAAAGAAACTGTCAAGAAGCGTATGCAGCAAGCTTCCGAACAGCCGAAAATGCCGGACTTTAAAGTCAGCGCAAGCATTGAAGATTTACCGGCGGAAGCACTGTCAACGGCGCTGCAGTCTATCGGTGTAAATATTTCACCGCAGCAGATTATGCAAGAACGGCTCGCATTGAAAGGGCGGGCAATAGCCCCACCGCAGGTTCAGTCGTTGCAAAATATGCAACAACTGCAAGGGCAACAAATACCGCAAGGATTACAGCAACCACCGCTATTAGGGCAGTAATGCCTTGATATATCGTCCTGAGCAACGACGTTAAAAGGCTTTTTTCTTTCGTCCGAAAAGAGACGGTAAACTACTACAAAAATCATTCGACCGCCGACGTCGTTAAACCGGCAGAAGGAGATAATCATGGAAAATGAAGCAATGCTCGACGCAGAAGATTTGGGTTTTGACGCAGAGGATTTGAAAGAAGCAGGTCTTGATAAGCAGAACCCGGCAACTTCAGCGGGTAATGATCCAAAGAAACCGGAAGATAATTCTGCAGACGGACAGCCGAAAACTGATCCTGATCCTGAATCGAGACCTAAAACAGAAATTGAACCGAAGGAACCGGAAGACAATCCGGCAGGCGGTGATTTAAAGAAAGCGTTAGCGGAAGAAAGGGCCCGCAGGAAAGCGGCCGAAGAAGCGGCTAATACTTTGCGGTCACAGATGAGCATGTCACAGAAACCGGTATTATCTCTGGAAGATTTGAATCAAATTCGCAGTTATGCGCAGCAGGAAGCTGCACGACGGCTCAAGATTGATGACGCGTCTGATTTGATGTTCACCGATGCGCAAAAGTATCAGGAACTTCTTCATGAACAGGCACGGATTGAATATCAGATGACGCGCCAGCAGGAAGAGCGGCAAGAAACCTATCAGAAGAATGTAGCGTTTATTGGCGAGCTTAAGGCTATTCCGAATATCGGCGAGCTGTGGCAGAAAGGCACTGAAATGCTGGACGGCATGACGCGAAAAGACGCTGCCCCGATTGATGCGGCATTTTCACGTATTGATCAGGGGATAGGCACGGATGCAGACTTCAAAGTTATTCGCGATTTTGCTGAAAAGGTAAAATCGGCGATGGCCGCACCCGCGCAAAATCCGCTTGAAACAGCTAAAACACTGCCAAAAGCAAGCGCGTTAAATGGCGGTGCTCTGACCGGCGCAAAACTGTCTGAGGAAGAAATCCTCAGATATGTAGAAGAGGGTCGTGAAAGTGAGCTGCCGGCGGAAATCAGAAAGCAGATTGATGACCTCTGCGGTGATTAATTATTTTACAAAAAGGAGAATGAAATATGGCACATGAATTTAAAATTCCTGAAAAATTAGTTCCTAAGCTCTGGACGAAAAAGGTATGGAGAGAAGGTTTAAAAGCTTCTTATTTTGATAAGTTTACGTCTACTAATGGGAGTAATGTTGTTCATACGAATAAAGATCTAAAACAGGCTAAAGGCGATGAAGTAAACTTTGGGCTGGCGATGAATCTTAAAGGTAACGGCGTTTCCGGGAATAACACACTCAAAGGTAATGAAGAAGAAATGCAGATGTATGATTTCAGCGTAAAGACTACTTTAGTCAGAAACGCAGTTACGCGCTTTGAAGCGGATGACCAGAAATCTCCGTATGAAAATTTGCCTCTTATCAAGGGGGTATTGGTGCAGTGGCTGTCTGACTGGAAAGACAACAAGCTGATTTCCGCACTGACCGCCAATCCGACAACCGGTGAACGTCTTATTGCGTCTACGGCAGGAACAGAGGTTTCTTTAACGGCTAATGACAAGCTGACCTGTGCGGTAATCGGCCGCGCAAAACGCAAGGCTAAAATGCATGAACCGACAGTGAAACCGCTCAAGATTGACGGACAGGAGAAATATATCATGCTTGTCGGCACATGGGCAGCGCGTGACTTGAAAGCAGATCCGGTATGGCAGGCGGCACAGCAGAACGCGGCAATCCGCGGCAGCAAAAACCCGATTTTCACCGGAGCGCTCGGTGAATATGACGGTGTCGTTCTGTATGAATATGAACGTGTCATGAATACGAAAACCGGTGCGTCTTCTGCAAACGTTGTTCATAATTTGCTTTTAGGGCAGCAGGCGGCATGCTTCGCTGTAGCCCGCGAGGCTCGCTTCATTAAGGATGAGGATGATTACGGCAATGTACAGGGGAACGGTATCGCGTTCTTCGGCGGCATTGAAAAATCCATCTACAACAGCAAGGACTACGGCGTGATTCAGGTCATGACCGGCGGTGCTGTAGAGTAATTGCAATGGAGATAAGGTGAGGGCTGTAAAAAGCCCTCTTTCCTTTTCTTAAGGAGTAACCATGACAGTAAGAGATTTGATTAACCGTGCGTATATGCAAGTGGGCGATACGTCGCAGGTGAACTACACGCCGTATCAGTTTCTGGAGTTTTATAACGAAGGAAATCATATTCTGCATAAGATTGTACTGCGGTATATTCCGGATATTTTACGTGTAACGGAGACGGGAGTTCCGAACAGACCGACAATTGCGCTTTCTTCTTTCGCATTGCAGATTGTATCAGTAAAGGATATGTATGGTCATTCTGTTGATTACACGATGGAAGGCCACAAAATCATTACTGCGAAAAATGCGCTGCAACGAGGATTGACCGTCGTATATATCCCATCTGCAGATTACAAAGAAATGGATGATGAAAGCGGTTATCCGGCGGAAATTGAAAGTCTTCTGGTGAATTACATGGTAGCGCGGATCCTGAAAGCAGACTTGTCGTTTATTTCCGGGTGGGAAGATACGATTTCCGAGATAGCGCGGCAGATGGAAGATGAAAATGGTTTTATTGCAAGGGGGTATTGGCCGTATGACAGCAGGCGAACTGATTACGATGATTAATCTGGACACGAATGAAATCTTAGATGATAGCACGGAATATATCCCTTATATTAATGCAGCCATTGATTATCTCGTGATGATTTTGGTCCCGATGAAAGACAGAGAAGTTGTAAAAAGTATGGATATTAGCAACAATAATCCGGTACCCGGTGATTTTACAGCGTTTGTTCCGGCGGCGGGTTATCCTGTACGCATTGTGAACGGGTCTTTCCAGACGTACGGTGGAAAGATCGTCAATGATGTGTTTTACGCTGTGAAAAAGCCGCATGTATCAGATAAAACTGATTCAATTCCATTCAGTGAAACATTTCATTTCGTACTGGTGCAGCTGGTCTCATTTCTTGTCAAGAAGAAATCATTAATGATTGATTATGCCAGTGCAGATAAAGCGTTCATTGCTGATCTGACATCGGCAATCCAAGGGGCAAGAGGGCGCTAATATGGGAGAACGTTTCTTTGCTTCGACAAACGGTTTCAGATTAGGTTTAGATTGGAGCAGGCCGGCAGAAAGCATTGACCTACAAAGTCTGACGCAGGCGATTAACTGTGAATACAGTCTGACAGACGGCGCGCTTCAAACAGTGCCGGGCGTGAAAATAATTTATACGGGAACGGCGAATATTGAAAGTTTGTATTACGACAATTACCGCCATCAGTATTACTTTTCTTGCGGGCGCGACCTGTACAAAACAGTCGATTTTGTAACGGTCTCAAAACTTGGGACTCTGACGGGTAACAGCATTCCGAAGTATCATGCTTTTGACCATGATATATTGATTGCTTCCGGCGATAAGCTGCAGGCTATTTCTGGTGCAGGCGTATTGTCTACTGTGGACGAAAGTCCGACTTGCGAATTTGTGAGCAGCCATTCCGGCTCCGTCATGGTAGCGTCAATTTATGGACACCGTATCACGTGGTCAGCTGTTGGCGATTATAAATCGTGGAAAACGAATACAAATGATGCTTCTTCTGCGCAATATGTAGAAGTGGGCTATAAAGATCCCGGCTGTATCGTATCTATAGATTTCTTGTCAAAGGCAATCATTGTATATAAAGAATACGGTAGGGCATATCAAGTTGTGGGTAATCCCCATGAGAAAACACTTGCTGTTTATCCTCTTTCTGAAACGGCTTTGTGCTGCGGCAGTTCAATCAGCATTGATGACCGAAGTTATTATTTAGGCGATGCGGGGCTGATGAGTTTTGTTCCGACAAATACGTATGCGAATATTCAGCCGTCCGAAGTGGGTCTTAATATTAATGCACAACTGACAACGATTACATCGGAACAAGCCCGAATGTGGCATGTTCCCGGAAGAAAACAGCTGTGGATTAAACCGGGGAAAAATCAGGATATATTTATCTATCATTATCTGCCGCAGTATGAGGATGGCCGTGGCGTTTTCACGTCAAGGTCTTTCGTTCATGATCTGCATGACGTACTGACGGTCGGCAAGGATGTCTATATCGCTTACGGAAACAAAATCGGCATTCTGGATATGGGTGTTGATACCGATGACGGAGAACAGATTACGACATCGATTGTTTCAGGTAACCGATTGGCGCAAAGACTGTTCTTGCTGCTGTTTTCATATAATTTTGTATCAAGTAACCGCATTGAAGGTTATGGCAGCATTACAATCAGCGATAAACGGGCAAAACCTGTTACATTCAAAGCGGCTGGTACAAAGTTATACTATGCGAATGAAAAGTTGATTAATGCAATCGGCAGGCTGAATAGCAATGAGTATACGAAAGTAAATAAGATCGGCGGCGGAGCGAACCGCCATCTGCAGATAAAAATATTTGTTGCCAAGGGCGCTATCGCTTTGCGGCAGTTTGATTATACTTACGAGGAGGTTTAAATGCCTTATACGGAAAAATATCCTTTGAACCCGACGCCGCAGGGAGACAGCACGAAAGAAGCTGTATTAAAAAACCGGGAAGAAATCAAGACAATCGGGAATGCGCTTTCCGCACAATCAAAAGGCGGCGGGGGCGGTTTAAGACAACGTATTTTATACGGAAAAAACAACGGCGGGAAGTACAGTTTTCTTTCCGGTGACGGATTATCGGTCATCATTGACGGAAGTAATGTTCCTATCATTTTGACGCTGGCAGATGGTTTTGATGAAAACGGCGCGAAAGATTACGTAGAAACAATTAACAAGAAAATCAGTGCATGGACGCTGCCAATTAACGCAATAAGCTATCTGTTTGTAGAACGAAATAACACGGGTGCTTTGTCTTACGGAAGCGTAACAACAAAACCAGTATTTTCTGCTTCTTTGCCATCCGGCGTCGCAGCAAATACTCATGTGTTCAACACACTTGAGCAGAAGATGTACATGTATAACGGTACAGAATGGAAAAATGTCGTAAGAGTTTTTGCTGCAGCGGTAACGACGAATGCAACCAGCGTGACAAAGATTGAGTATATGAATAATGCGGCAGCGGTAGAAATGACGGAGGCTGAAAAAGAAAAGCTGTCAGGTATTGAAGACAAAGCAGAAGTTAATCAAAACGCATTTTCTAAAGTAAAAATCGGTGACAAAGAACTTGTTGCAGCAGTGAAACAGGCTGTCATTGAATTAATCGCCGGGGATAACATTAAAATTACTCCGGATGCAGATGGTTCGAAAATAACGATAGATATAGTAAACAAAAAAGAAATATTTGATCCCGATAATTACTACACTAAGGATAAGGCTGATTCCCGCTATTATCGTGAAGGGATTCCTTTGCCGGTAACTTATAGTAACGAAGTTAATTTTGCGGGAACTGCAGAAACCATACAGCTTGGCTTTCGTGACCACGATATTAAAACATATCGGTTTGGCAACGGCACGCAAGGCGGATTAGCCGATATCACCGCAAAGGCATTTGATGGCAATTTGTGTTCCGGTTCTTTTAATGGTACGCAACAGATGAATGACTGGTTGCGTCAGCACTATAAAGATGATAACGTTTATGCTTGTCTTGCACACCGCGCCAATGAAATTGTAATTAACGGCAATAAGCAATGGGGAACTGTTTTAATGAGCGCTTATCCAGCACATGACGGACGAGCATTAATAATACAGCTGTTTTTTGCTAATTCTAACGGCTTGTTTTATCGGTATTTGAATACACCAGATGAGATAGATAACACAAATAATTGGTATCAGATTGTGGGCACAAACAATGAGAATAAGCTGAAGATTGGCAACAATTACATATGGTTTGCGTGAGGTGGTGCTTATGAGTGTATTTAAACATTTATGTTATCAAAAAGAGAACGGAGAAACGGGACAATGCGATGTATATAATGACAAGAACGAATGTCCAGAACCGCGAACACATGTCAATGTAGACGGAAGAGATGGCTATGTAAAATTGGGTGAGTTTAATGACCCGCAGGCAAGTCCTTTACGGTGTTATGTAGCCAGTGCTGGACGAGAATTTGCGGTTTTAAAAGTAGCAATCCCCATCGGCAGTTTTACAGTGCAAAATTATAAGGGTGCGTCTTATGACTGGACATGTCCTCGATTGATTACGAAAATAAAATGTACCTCGGCGGGAGAATGGGATAAATATGTAAATGTCACTCCGGGAACAGTTTATACATTTAGAAGAGAAACTATCGGCATCGGAAGCGCTTATTGGCAGATATACGTTGGGAATGATTTTCTTGTTTCTTTGTTTAGAGGAAATGACCCGCTTGTTGTTTGGTGGTCGCAAGATATTAATAATTCATGATCAAGATAGGATGATGAGATGAATTGAAATTATCAAGTTTACAGGAAATGATAAAAGACTATGAACGTATTACTGGCGAATCCGTCAGCTTTGAAGGGTTCTTTTTTGATGATGATCTTCATGATAAACAGGGAACACATTTCAAGTTTTTTCCGAATGCCGGATTTCTTTTCTGGCAATTGATTAAGTATGAGGGAATCGTTTATTTCCAGATTCTTGAAACATACGGCAAGTTTCACAAAATGGTTGATTACATCAGAGAGGTGATGGTCCTTAATGGGGTAAAAGATATCGTGACAATGACGACGCGCAATCCGAAAGCACATATACGCCGATGGAAGATGATTCACCATCCGGAACAAGATTATGACTACGAAGGGCGGCATTACTATGTGCTAACCGGCACAATTGAGAATTTACATTAGAAAGGAGATTGCATGCTTTTATTTGATTTACAGCTGTTCGGGAAAAAGGGGACAAAGATAACGACAACGCCGGCGCAAGTGCCACAGATGTCCGATGAGGAAAAAGGGCTGCTTGGCGAACAGCTGAAATGGGCGCAGACTACACAGCCGGTGGCACAAAACCTACTGAATATGGCTAATCAAGCACTAAGCAGCCAGCAGGTTACGCCGAATCCCAACTGGCAAACATTGTATGACCGGGCGCAGAATCAGACGGCGGCCAATAATCAGCTGGTACAAGGACTGATTCCACAGGTAAATGCAAATACAGACGCCAATGCAGCGGCTAACAATCGTTTCTCTGGTTTGCTGGGGAATGCTATTCAGTCTATGACACAGGGGAATAAAGAACTGGCGTCCGAATACAATACGGCTATGCAGAATAACAGCACAGCTATGCAGGGATTGTTAAACGGTGTGCTGCCATCTTCTTATGCGGAGAATCGACAAAAGGCATTACAAGCTGATTTAACGAATACAGTCGGGAATACATTGTCCGGACTGGCCAGCCGGGGAATTATCAATTCTTCACAGGCGGACAGCGCATTCAATGATATTTCCCGAAATGCATCTAATACACTGGCCGCACAGTACGGAAACGATATGCAGACAGCCGCGGGGCTTGCCGGACAAGCTTATAACAGTCAATTGGCGGGCATTAACGGTAAGGCGGGGCTATTGGGTGATATGTTCAGGAACCAGCTTTCAGGCTACGGGCAGCAGGCTGATTTGGCAAATACGAATTTTAACAACCGGCAGCAGGGGCTTTCCACGCTGTCACAGCTGGCGAATCAGTCGCAGCAGATGGCAACGGATCCGATTAAAACGGCGGCAACGGCGCAGGAAGCGGCGACCAACACGCCGATGAAATATTTAGCGATGGCGACAGGCCAGAACGCGCCAACGCAAGGTTTATTGTCTCAATTATCACAGCAGCGGTATTCAGTAGCTTCTCCCGCACAGACGGTTGTACGTCAAGGGAGCGGCGGATTCTTTGGAGGTCTTATGAGCGGATTAGGAAGTTATTTTGCATGCTTTACAGCAGGAACAGAAATTTCAACACCGGAAGGTGCAGTTGCCATTGAACAGATGGCATTTGGTGATCAGGTTGTTTCTTTTGGCACAGTGAATGAAGTTACGGAACTTCATGACATGGGTGAGGCAGATATTTATGAACTTCATACGCCATCCTGCACAGTAGAAACTACGCAGACAGAAGTATTTATGACGCCTGACGGAAAGAAACCTTTAACTGAACTTTCCGAAGGTGACAGTGTTATGACCGTAAATGGTTTTGAACCGATTACAGGGATTATTGCTACCGGTCGAAAGGAAAAGGTTTATGAACTGGAATTGACCGGTGACAATATGTTCTATGCAAACGGCATTTTGGCGGAAGGCTTAACGGAAGCTGACAAAGCGGGTAATGACCCGGATGGAGACATTATTCCTGCAGAAGCGGTTGACGTTGTTCCTGCAGAACAGAAAACAGAAGATTCTGCAGAAGAAACAACGGATGAAACAGAGAAAAAGCCGGCAGCTAAGAAGCCGGCAACAAGAAGAAAGACGGTTGCTAAGAAAGCGGGTAAATAATCATGAGTGTTATCTATGTACAGGATAAATCACCATGGGATCAGATCGGGCATCTGGCGGGACTGTGGGCGGCAAACCGTCTGCAGAAGATACAGGATACCCGCAATGCTAAAGATTATGCAACAAAAGTTTTCGGGGGCTATCAAGAACAACAGTCTCCCGGGCTTTTGGCTCAATTGACACAGCCGCAGACCCCGCAGATGGGTAGCGGTCTTTTTGCACAGGACGGTCTTGAAAAAGCAATGCCTCATTTCAAGATTAACACTGCCGGCACACAGCCTTTGCAGTCTTCGGCTCCGGTGGGGCAGGACGCATTAGAACAGGCAGCTCCCCATTATCAGTTGAATATGCAACAGACACAGCCGCAAACACAAACGCAGCCAAGTGCGCCTGACAGGAGCCAAATTAAGCAGTCGCTTAGAAATAAAGCCGGGGCGGCGTATGTCAGCTTCATCAAGAGCGGCTATGGACAACAGGAAGCAGCGCGTATGGCAAAAGAAATGCTTGAAAATGACACAGCGGAAGAATATGGTAAACAGCTTAGTGCCTATCAAGACAGCGTTCTTGAGCCGGCACGGCAGGATATCCTGAATCAGCTCGTCTATACAACGGATAAAGACGGGAATGCGGCAGTCAGCAGTTATGATCCGAAGAAACTTAAGGCGATGGCGCCGCGGATTGCCGCTTATAATTACCGTGCCCAGCAGCTGGGGCTGCCGCAGATTGATATGAATATGCTGAATAACATCAACGCGTTGGATAAACCGAATATTTCTTATAAGACAATGCCAAATGGCCAGCTTGTAGGAATAAACGGTGATACAGGAGCTATCCAGCAGATGGGGAATTATGCACCGCCGCAAGATCCCCGGCGTTTTTATGTGAATACCGGCGGCGGATTGTTCGACATAAGAAGCGGGCAGGTTGTTCCTGGCACAGCAAGAGAAGTACAGGGGCCGGGAACAAGCGGATACAATTCACAAATTGTTTCACAGCTAAGTCACTTGCAGCAGATGTATGAGAAGCAACATATGTATGATGATGATTTCGATCCCGCAAAATCTCCTTATTATGCACAGCTGCAACAGGTTTTAGGCTTGCAGCAGCCCGGACAGCCGGGAGATGTAACAGGCGGGCAGAAACAGCTTGTGAATGATGAGCAAGGGCTTAGCAATAAGATCATGGAAATGCGGCAGCATATGTCCAAAGAAGAGGTACAGCAGGCATTACGAAACGAAGGACTCGGTTTCTATGCAGCATGGGTACCGTAAAGAGGTAAAATATGGGTTATTTTGATGAATTTCAGCGTGTAAACGGTAATACCAGCGGTGAAAGATATTTTGATGAATTCAAGAATCAGCCGCCGCAGGATTCGTCTTTGCTTGATAAGGCCAAAGGCTTTTTGAACAGCATCGATGACGCTTATGAAGAAGGGCGTGCGGCACGCAAAGCACAATGGGAGAAGACGAAAGCCAATGTATGGAATACTCTTTCTGACTATGCGGCTAATGCCGGCAAAGCGATAGAAAATTACGGCAATGAAATTACGGCTGCCGGAGAACGTGCTTTAGAAGCATATAACAACGGAGAATCCGTCAACATGGAAGACCCGACACAAGGCTTTGAGGGCGAAAATTATAACCGGGCGAAAATGAATGTCTACAATGAACTGGTAGGCAAACCTGCTGGGTATGCCGCTATTACGCCCGGTATGCCCGGCATTGTCCGCATGGCAGGCGGTGCTTTAGCTGTCCCGACTCTTGTTGATTCTACGATGCAGGCTTATGACCAGAACATTGCAAACGATGATGGTACACCTGTTATCAGTACGGCAAAAGGGACTCTTATAGATCCGGTCATTAATCCCGTTAAAGAAGCTGTTACCAATCCGGGAGAATATGTACAGAGCCTTGTAGATAATCCGCTTGAGGTCTGGGATAAGGTATTCCTGCCGGGCGCGGTCATTCACGGAGCGGCCAAAGGCATAAAAAAAGCAACGCCTAAGAGTATCAGTGAGCCCATCCGCGAACATATAACTGAACCGTTTAATGAACATGTTATTGATCCGGTAAAGAGCGGCCTTGCCAACGCGAAAGGTCGTTTTTTTGATTCTTTTAAACGTGGCGGAGAAACAGGTTTTGACGATTTAGCCCGTGATACTGAGATGGGCACGCAGTCACTTAAAGAAACAAACCTGCCGCCCGAATACGGCGAAACAGGAGATATAAAAACAGATGTTTACAACCGTCTCCGCCAGAACGGATTTACTGATTCGGAAGCGGCGGGGATTACCGGAAATATTGCGCAAGAATCCATGTTTGATACGGAAGCGCTTTCAAAAGACGGATATAATTCCCATGGACTGGTGCAGTGGACAGGCGACAGGAAAACGCATTTAGAGCAATTTGCCCGGGAAAACGGACTGGATCCCAAAGATTGGCGTACACAGGTAGATTTTATTTCCGAAGAGATGAATACTACGGAACGAGCGGCTTTTGAAGCGCTCCGGAAAAATCCGAATATTACTCCGGAAGAAGCGGCGCGTATTGTCCGTGAACAGTATGAACGTCCTGATCCTGCAGTGGCCAATGACGCATACCGCCAGCAGGTGGCCAGAGAGGTATATGATGGCCGCAATGTCCGCCCTATGCAGCGTCCTATGCAGAACAGTTTCAATGATTTTGCCGAAGATGTAAAACAAGCTACGCCGGAAGAAGCAAATTTGAACTTCATGAAGGATTCGGTGAAAGATATTACGCCGGAAGAATTGTCCAATCGTATCAAAGATGGGACAATTCCTAAGGAAGTATTCCGTACTTATGATGAAGCGGGATATAACGCATTTAAAGATTTACCAGAAAAACAGAAGTTTGAATATGCACGTCAGGAAACGCTTAAACTTGCTGACGGAATAGACGATCCGATGGGAGAAGAGGAAGCGACCGGTAATGACTTGACCACGTGGCAGGGGGAAACGATTTCACGCAAACAGATTCTTGATGATGTAAATAACATTTTCGGCGCTACTATCAAGAAGGGGCGTGTCGGTAAGAAAGGCACTAACGGATGGTATAATCCTAAAACGGACATTATACGAACAAGAACATTCGGGGATCCCCGAACTGTTATGCATGAACTTGGACACTATGTGGATGCAAGGTTTAAGTTCAGCAATCGTCCCGGTTTTGATACAGAATTTTCCAATGTTATCCATAAACGTTTTGGGAATGCCTACAATAAGGGCGGTATAAAAACGATCCGAAAAGAGGGAATTGCTGAATTTTTCCATGATTATGTTACGCGCCGTAAAACAGCGGCCTCTGATTTCCCATTGTTTTACAAAGAATTCAAACAAATATTGGAAGGTGATAAAGACCTGCATGCTGCAGTGGACAAATTGTCTTATGTCGGACATCAATGGTATGCGCAGCCGGTTTGGGAACGGATGAAAGGTTCCGTTTCTTTTGGCGGTAAAGAAAATCTACTGCAGAAAACGTTGAAATTCTTTAAGGATTCTAAGGAAGTTGCGCGGAAAGTTTATCATGAACCGTATAGTACACTGGTGGATGAACTTCATCCGTTAGAGGAACTTATTGGTGAAGTAGAAAAACGTATTGGAAGAAAGCTGAGTGTAGAAGAAAACGCATTCAAACAGGCATGGCTTGCGCGCGGTTGGGCAGGCAAAGCAGAAGCACTTTTGCAGAATGGTTCGCCTAAGCATAGAATCCCCGCTTTTAAAGAGATTATCCGAAAAATCCCGGATAATCAGCTGAAAGATTTTTCTACATATCTGACCGCATTACGCGAATTGGATATGAACCACTGGAATACATTCTTACCGCGAGATGAAACACCACTGATTACGAGATTTACAAAATCAGAATGTTTTGACGTCATCAAGCATTATGAGAAGAATCCTGTTTTCGCGAAAGCCGCTGCAGAGATCCACAGATATAATGATTTCCTGCTTGCAAATGCTGTAGATGCCGGTATGTTATCGGTAAAGGCCGCAATGGCTATGAAGAATAAATATCCTCATTATGTACCGTTCTTCCGTGAATTTTATGAAGCTGCAGAAGCACAAAGGAGTGGAACAGGAAAGGGATTTGCAAATGTGGGAGCTGTCACAAAGAAAATGCGCGGCAGCACTTTGGATGTAGTAGACCCATTGGAAGGAATAATCCGGAATACTTTCTCAATAATGAGCGCCATCGAACGGAATAAGGTAGGACAATCTATCGTGAAACTGGCCAATGTTGATGGCATGGGAGCATTGGTTGAAAAAGTGTCCGGTGCGGCGAAGGTAACGGATCATAGTTTCAGTGTGTGGAGAAACGGAAAGAAAGTCGTTTATAACACGACGCCGGAATTGTATCAGGCATTTAAAATGCTGAATCCGGAAGGTGCGAACATGTTTACGAAGCTTCTTTCTTATCCGGCAAAATGGCTTCGTGCCGGGGCGACGTTGGGGCCGGAATTTATTCTGCGTAACCCCGTACGCGACATGATTTCCGCTACGATCTACTCTAAACATGGATTTATCCCCGTTGTAGACACTTTTAAAGGATTGGGGCTGTATCTGCAAAAGGGCAATACGTATTGGGAATACATGCGGTCGGGTGCGGCACAGGCTAATCTTGTTTCTCTGGATAGGAATTACCTTTCCGGACAAATGAGAGAGCTCTTGCAGCGGCCAAGCGTCAAAAAGATGATTACTACCAATCCGATTGAAGTACTTCGCGGATTATCCGAAGCCACGGAAATGGCTACACGCTTGGCAGAATTTCATAATGTCCGGAAAGGATATACGGGCATCGGAAATCGATTGTTCAGCAGAAAGCGAAATCCGGGCAGTATTCAAGAAGCGGCACTTGAAAGCCGTGATGTAACGTTGGATTTCTCTCGAATAGGTTCTCACACAAAATCACTGAACAAGACGATTGCCTTTTTCAATGCGGCTATTCAGGGAACGGATAAGATGTTCCGTGAATGGAAAGCGAATCCGATGGATATGACAGTAAAAACGGCCATGTGGATTACTTTGCCGTCAGTCCTGCTCTGGGAACTCAACAAGGACGATCCACGGTATCAGGAACTGCCGCAGTGGCAGAAGGATATTTTCTGGATTATTCCGACAAAAGATACACTGATTAAAATCCCCAAACCCTTTGAACTGGGAATTCTTTTCGGTACCGTTCCGGAACGTATGCTGCAATGGGATTATGACAAAAAAAGGAAACAAAAGGGAGCGGGATTTAAGGGACTTGCCGGCTCTGTACTTGATTCTATGGCTCCATCCTTCCTGCCGACTGCATTAGTGCCGGCTATTGAAGCGATGACCAATCATTCAATCTTTATGGGGCGCGATATCGTACCACAAAGCCAGCAGAATACAATTCCTGAATTGCAGTATGGCCCTTACACGTCGGCAGTCGGCAGAAAGATTGGCGAAACATTCGGCATTTCTCCCCGCAAGGTAGATAATACAATCCGCGGATATGGCGGGAGCCTTGCTGGACTGGGATTGACACTCACTGATCAGATGGTCAGACTGGATGAAACGCGTCCGGCAAAACGATTTTCTGAACAGCCGGGTATCCGTGGGTTCACCGCCACGCCTTATGCCAGCAGTGAAAGTGTGCAGGAAGTTTATGATGCCTATGATAAGCAGTTGAAATTATTTAATGCGGGACGGGAACTGCATAGGCGGATGGACGGATTCGATCCGCGGGAATTTGAACAGATGAAGAATGCCGTGAAAGCTTTTCAGAATATTAACCAAGCAAGGAAGGCAGTCATGAAAAGTAATTTATCCAGTGAGGCTAAACGAAAGAGGCTGGATGAAATACAAATGTCACAAGTTAGAATTGCAAGAAAGGCATTAGGGAAAGGAGATATCAAATAATTGGAACAGGAATTTTTTCATGCATTACTGCCAATTGCAAGTAATATTGTATATGTTGTTTTATCAATGGCTGTAGGTTTTCTTTGGAATAAAGCCAAGGGGCTACAGGAAAACAGAGAAAAAACAGAAGATGGCGTGCGGGCATTGCTCAAAGACCGTTTAATCGGGATCCACAGCAACGCTATGAAAAAGCAGTATATCACTTACACAGAAATGGAGCGTGCATCAACAATGTATGAAGCTTATCATGGGTTGGGCGGCAATGGTACGGGAACGGCGATTATGGAAGAACTCAAGCATCTTCATATTCAAAGGGATGACTAATCATGATGGAGAAAATCAAAAAACTGTGGACGCAGTATGTGCCACGTATTTCAAGGCGTGCGAACACGTCTTTGAAAGTGGTATATCTTTACGGAGCTGGACTTTTAATTCTGTTTTTTATGGTTCTCTTCTCGTGGCTTCATGATTTTTACCGAACAGGAGCAGCTAATACGGCACAATTAATTACATTTTTCAAAGAGTATGCAGCTCCGGCGGTGGTCGGGGCTGTTACTTTTATATCAATTTTTTCGGTTAATAAAAACCGGAACGGTGATTCTGACGCGGCAGAGAAAGGAGCGGCAAACAATGAAGGGAATAGACGTATCTGAAAACAATGGAGTAGTAGACTGGGGAGCTGTAAAAGCGGCAGGTTTTGAATTTGCCATCATCCGCATCGGCTATGGTAAAGGACACTTAGACAGCCAGTTTTACGATAATGTGAATGGCGCTTTAAAAGCAGGGCTGAAAATCGGCATTTACCATTATTCTTATGCATTATCTGACGATATAGCAGGTATCGAGGCGAATTTTGTTATTCAGACGCTTGAAGAGTGCGGATTGACCACAGATAAATTGCCGATGGGCGTATGGTTCGACATGGAAGATGGGGATGGTTACAAAGAACGTCATGGCATGCCGGATAATCAGGAACTGACAAACATCTGCAACGTCTTCATTAATCGCTTGTGGGATGCAGGTTATAAATATGTGGGTCTATATTCTTGTTATGATTGGCTGGTGAATATTCTGGATGTTGATCAGCTGGGCGGCTGTGCAATATGGTGTGCACAGTTTGATTCGAAATGTGACTATCCGGGTGCACATATCTGGCAGTATACGGAATCCGAAAATATTGAAGGAAAATTGTTTGATGCGGATGTCGTGATGGAGGGATGAAAAATGAACTATCAGGAAAAAGCAAAACAGATCGTTATCGATTACTACAATGAACATGTAGAGGTAACAGATAATAAAAAACTGAAAGAAAGTGAAGTCTTTATCGTATGGTTTAGTAAAACATTGCAGAACTGGAAAGCGTTGATAAGCACAATAATATCAGACGGAATGTACTACGAAGTCACATACAACGGAGACAAAAAAGAAACATATCTTGATGCATATAAAAAATGGGAAAACGTTTGTGTAAAAGATGAGGATGTATAAAATGGAATTGAGTAAAACCGTAAAAATGATGGATAGTACAGATTACAAAGAAAGATTCAAGGCAGAATATACTTTCAAACAAAAATCCGATATGACAAATTACACCAAATGCTGATTAAATATGAAGCAGGAATGCTTGATTTTACTCCAACTTGCGATGTTGAATTATTAGAAAGGCAAGCAAGGTACATGGGGAATTATCTTAAATGCTTGGAGATAAGAGCAGAAATCGAAAAAATAAAACTGGAGGTATAAATGTGGAAAATCAGAAAAGGGCTTATTTTATCGGCGGTCTTGCTGTCGCTGTGGTTGTCGCCATTGCTGTCTGGTTCGCATGCGCAGGCAAAACAAGCATTCACGATTTACGATACGGAGCTGACGCAGTTAGAACAGAGCTTGACAACGCTCGAACAGCACAGCAAAGACAAGCAGATACTCTTAGACAAGCAAGCGAAGCAACTCAACGAAGCGCAGGAGCAATTGAAAATAGCGAACGAGCAAATCAGGAAATCTCAAGAATTGAACGAACAGATGCAGAACTCATTAGAGAAAGCAAATCAATACTTGAAAGAGTACGAGAAAGAGGCGGAACGGAAAATCAGAATTAAGACAAGGCAAAGAAATATGTGGATTGTTATCAGTGCGGTAGCCGTGGGAGCGGCCATCTCCCGGAGGTGATCCTATTTTTTCTTCGGATATAGTTGTTAATAAAAGAGGTGATTATATGAGATGGTTTTTATATGCGCCGCTACAGTTACTCATTATGATAATCTGCTATATCACCAATCCGATTGTAGTATTGTTTGCCGACAAAGACGGTGAATTGCACGGATTCTTAAGGAAGTGGCAGACATTTGATGATTCTTGTGACAGCGAAGACTGCGTGACAAAATATATTCCAGACTGGATGCGGTATGATTTCTATAAATACTACCGGTCAGAGAAGCGATATGATCCGAACTATGGACGGATGATGAAAAGATCAATTAACATTGCGTCGCTGCCACTGATTGATAGATTTAAGCGGTATTGCTGCCGTGTCTTTTGGTTATCAAGAAACTGCGCTTATGGCTTTGCAATAGATTGGTTCGGAGCGACAATCAATCCGGATAATGTAGTAGTCATTGATGATTATAGAGCAGGAGAGTCCGAAAGAAATATATTTGTTACGCGGGATTTAAAATACTGGAAAATATATAATTCTATGCGAATTCTGAACACGAATTACCGATGGAAAATATATTTAGGATGGAAAATTCATAACGTGCAAAGTATACATAGAGCAATGCTGGCACTCCGAATGTGGTTCTGCAAAGCAAATTAA